AGTAGTCGTGACTAAAGCCATGGGAGCTATAGGACCATCAGGCTCAATATTTGTCCCTGAAACACTAAGCTCATAACCGGTTCTATATTGGTAAGAGTTAATGACTTCAGTAACTTTTGTTTTTGTGGTTGTGCTTGAACTGAGTACCCCTTGCTGAAAGTTAGGAACAACCGGAACCGCTTTTGCTGGAGCGGCCAGCAGAATCAGCGAGAATGCAAGCCAATACCAAAGCATTATTTAATCGTCAATTCCTGGATAAGCTGTGAAATAGCTTGAGTACCTGCTCCGCCTGCTGTTATCGACATTGCACCATCGGTTGCTAGGGTGCCAGCCAAAGTGGCTGCATGCCCTCCAGAAGTTGTCGTCGTATTTCCGAAAACAGGCAGTGCAGGAACTACTCCTGACGTGACTGTTGTTGAGAGGACTGCCGGGACATCATCTCCTTCTGTATAGCTTTCGCTGTAACTAAAAGCATCACCAGCAGTGGTAATGCTGTAAGCGCCAGGAGTGTACCCGAGAGCAGTCCCGGAACTAAAAGCGGTAAACTTTGATGCAGTGTCCAAAGTAACGTTATTGCCAGATATAGCCAACGAACTCGGTTGCCTGATCGCCACTGATCCCGCTCCATCAACTGACAAAGAAACTGACGATTGAATTTTATGGGTAATGTCCGCTTGCGCTGGAACGGCAAACAGTGTGATGCCCAGTACCAGAGCTAAGCGTTTCATTTTGGCTTTGCCGTAGGTGTTTGTTCCTTAATTGTAGACTCCTCTTTTTTCTTTCTGTTGTTGCCGACAGCTAATCCAAAGGAAGCTGCTGTGCCACTCAAAATACTGGCTGGATAGGTTGGGTCAAGAGACTGCTTGAAGACGCCAAGGTAGTTGGCAGTCAGGATTGCCATAGCCCAACCAAGCAGCACAACCTTGATGACGTCGCCTAAACGGGAGTTGGATTCCTCCTGTTCTTGCTTTTCAGTGGTTTCTGCCATGATGAAGTAACGCTAGAGGTCGAATGGTGGTTGAAATCTGGGCAGCTGTAGCTGGAGCAAGTGTTGGCGTTGCTTCTGCTGGTCTAACGGGAATCAACCGTCATAACCAGCAAGGGAGAGATTCCTTGGTGCGGTTAACGACTGCTGTCGACAATTTAGCGGGCAGGATGGACATCCTTCACGCAGACATCAGGACCAGAGATCAAGAGATCTTTGCCCGCCTTTCAATGCTGGAACAATCAGTGGCACGGCTTGAAGGCCATAGCAATCGCAACTAACGTTGTGACCACACGAAAGTTGTTTGGAGCAGCGATGGGTCTTAGTTTGCTTCCATTCTTTCATTGGTTTCGTGGTACGCCCCACCAGCTGGCTGCGATTAAGGAGCTTGAGGAGCGAATGCCTAAAGACCTTTTGGCGGAAGAAGACAACGCATGGTTCGATGCGTGGAAAGCAAGCGGAATTGACCAAGAAGTCTTTATGCCTTACTTCAGTCAACTTGACAACAAAGTTGGAATACCTGCCCGACAATGTTTTACAAGCGCGTCGGCCATGGTTGCAGCTTTTTATAAAAAGGTTAAAACAGATGATGAATATAATGCTATACGGATTAAGTATGGCGATACGACTTCAGTCGAAGCGCAAATACAGGCGCTAGAAAGCTTAGGCTTGAACGCAAGATTTATAAAAAACGCAGATCGCGATATTATTGAAATGGAAATCGAGATGTCGCGTCCAGTTATAGTTGGCTGGCTAGACAAAGGGCCAATCCAATCACCAACATGTAATTCTGTTAGTTGCGGACATTATTCAGTTATATCTGGTTATAGCGGGAAAAATAGCGCAGACCCTGAATGGATAATGCAAGACCCGCGTGGTTTGCCTGACATGCAAAATGGTGGTCATACAAATCCTTATATGGGTCGCAATGTTCGAGTGCGCCAGGCTGAATTTGACGCTAGATGGCAGCCAGAAGGCAGCAACACCGGTTGGGCCATTTTGGTTGATGATCTATGAGCTGGTACGTCATTTGGAGCTACCTGGCTGCGTTTTGGACAACAGTCGTTATTGGTTGCATGGACCCTTACAACTTTAAATACTGTGTACGGGTTGATCAGTGGCTGTTCCCTGTTGTCGGTGACATTATGCGTGCAAGGGAGCCTTACGCTTCTGAACGCCGTTACTTGGATTTATTGGAGCGTTCCAATGGACTGGATGATCATTGAACCAAGCCTGGAGCAGAAGCTAAACCTTGAATGCGCTTGTCGCCGAGTCGGAGAAGAAAAAGACGTTGATCATCTGCAGTCACTGTGTATAGCCTTAATTAGGCAAAACTGGCATCAGGGTATTCTGCTAAAGCAAGCGGTAGAGCGGATTGCTGCGCTTGATAAGGCAATGCTGCCTGGCTAATAAAAAAGCCCCCGAAGGGGCGAAGGCTTGTTAACTCATTTTCAAACCATGTGCTGCTGCGGTCTCATAAGCCTGCTGCAACTGTGACTTGCGCATTTCTACAGATGTAGTCCCAAGGCCAAGAAACTTCTGTCCTGCTTCAGATACAGGCACCACCGTGATGGTGGTGTCAGAGAAAGAACCAGAGAGAATCTGGAGATCCATTTTCAAAACCGCCTTTTAGGCGGGAGGTGCGGGGTCTCCCCCTGAACATCTCTAATATACACAGGTGGTATGCCATCGTCAAGGGGTTTAGCCGTTATTGCCTCCAGTCTTTGTTCGGTGCAGTCTGATGCACGACTCGTAATGGTGACGAGCTTGCCAATCCCATCGGAACTCGCGAACCATGCCTGCGTAGCTGACTTCCCACAGCACAACACCCTTGCGGTTTACCTGCTGAATTACTGGTTTAGCCATAAAAAAAGGGAGCCGAAGCCCCCTGCCCTGCGCTTGCATTTTAGAAAGGGGCATCGTCATTGGAACTTTCAGCAGCTCGTGGCTTTTGATCGCTCATTGCCATAAGCAAATAATCATTGCCAGCTTTGCTTTGTCGTGGCATCAAATTGGCACGCAGCTTGACGCAGTCATCACCTTTTTGATTTTGCACGCGCTCAGCAGTCTTAGCCCACTCAAACATTTTGCGAAGTTCTTCAACAGGAACTTCTGCAGATGCCCAATAATGGCCATCTTTTTTTTGATCTTTGTTGCAGTTAAACCAAAGAGTGAAAGCGTTTTCAGGAAGTTGAGTCATTACTTACCGTTAAAAAATTTAGAAACGATGGTTGTTAGCGCCATGTTGACAACACCGTTATGGCGTTGATCAGCATAGTGCCGAAGCTGTTTGGCTAGATCAGAATCCAGCCTGACTTGAAAGTGGCGATTGCGTCGATTATCGTCGCGCAATGCTTGAACTGTTTTTTCATCAGACATACTTGTGCATGTTGTCGTTCATCCAATCTTGATGCTTTTTGCTGGTCAAGGCTGGAGCTACTTTGGCTTCTTTGCTTAAACCAAAATCCCGTCGAAAGTCTGCAAGAAACGAAGCAAGCTTGTCTGCCTCTAATTCTTTGATCAAGCCTAGGCAAAGTTCTCGATCGTTTTTGTTGAGTGGTTGATCTCCGTCTGATACGCCTTCAATTTTAGCCGCAGGCTTAGGCGTTGTTTTTGCAGGTGCTGATTCTGAAGAATCAGCAAAATCACCATCAACATCCATGTCAGCCGTTAGGCCAAGAATCGCCAGAAGGCTGTAGCGTCTGGAGTAAGTGCAGCTGCCACCAAAATCATGCAGTGGGTTCTTGCCTCTGCCGCCTATAACCATAGGCAAACGGCTTCTTAGTTCAGCGCCGCTTACGTGCAGCAACTGAGTGACAAGAACAGGGTTGTTGTCATGGCAGCTTGGTTCAAAACCTTGAGAAACGACCAAGCCATTCTTAATCAAATGCGGCGTGACAGTTGAAAGCACAGTTTCAAGATCAGCAAACTTGCCATACTGGGCATTTGCTGTTTTGTTGATTGCAGGAACAGATTTGTGAAAGTTGACTAGCGCTTCAACTAATTGCTGTAACGGTGATGATTGCACAGGGTTGTTCTGAGTCATTGGCATAACGGCGGGAGGCATTGAGGCTGATGACTTGTGCGTCATCGTTGAAAATCACACCTTCTGAAAGGGCGTCAAGAATGCTGCGGCTTAACTTGTCAACGTCGCCTACACGGGAAGTGCAGTGCTTAGGTGCTGCAGGTTTTAGTTGACCGTTGGTGCGAAAATGGTTTTTGGGCCTAGCAAAAACAAACGTTGCTGTGACTGTCATTGGCTTATCCAGTATGGCATACCAGTGGCCAGGAAGCAAGCCCAGCGCAGTGTGCTTTACGTCTAAGCGCCATGGCTTAACCCTGTCAGAGGATTCAACCATGACGCCTTTGCCAATATGTCTTTTACTGCCCTGTGGCGCAGGTTTGCCAAGAACGGTAAAAGTAAACGAATTACAGGCGGGAGAAGTGTTCGTCAATTGCACCATCAAGCAAGCTTTGAGCAAGCGCAGATGCTGAGATCTTACGCTCACTGGTGCGAATAAGCCTTCCGGCAATGGAGACTTCAGCGGTGTAGCAAGGCGCTGCCTCGACTAATGCTTGCAGCTTTTGCTGACGTTCCTCTGTGAGGTTAATGGAAGCGGATTTCATAAGAAAGAAGTTGAAGTGCATGGGACTTACGCGGCTGCTGCCCACAATTACAGGTCTCTTTTAAAAGCCTCAAAAAAGGCTTTTTCAAGTGCTGTAAGTTTAGGGTTTTTTTGTTTTAGTGCAGCCTTGGCTCGTGCCTTGGCTTCAGCAATAAAATCGTCTGTTCGGATGTGACGCGAAAGACGGCTCATTGCTTAAGCTTTTCGCAGGCACGCTGCCAGCCTTGTTCACAGTGGCTTTTTTGCTGGGCTTCCAAAGTCGAGACCAAAGAATACCAAGCAGCTACACCGAACAAAACACAGGCAACAACAGAAACAATTGTGTTGGTTTTTGCACTGCTGCGTTCTGGGTCATAAAAGCCAGAACGCAGTTTGCGGGATTCATACTTAATCATGAGAAGTTGAGGTAGGCGACTCATGCCCTGCATTATGGGCTGAGTGGCATGCCATGTCAAGGTGCTTTGGCTAATTTTTCTAAAATTGCCTTCCTGGCCCAAGCTGTGGCCGGAATGTCTTCTTTTTGAGCTTGCGCTTTTACTTGCTCGAATAACTCTTTCTTTAAAGTTACAGACAAAAGATGGCGCCGTTTTAATTTATTCATGGTCAGAGGCGTCAGGTTTTAAAGTAATCGCTTTTTTAAAATTATCGATGTTTCCGCCACGTTTTTTATAACGTGGCAGGGTTTTATCCAAGCGATGCAAGCAACGCTTATATGCTTTGGAATCATCTGCCTTGCTTGGAGTGTTGGCGAGTTGACTGGTAACAGCAGACACAATTTCACGCATTTGTTGCCGCATATCGTCTGACATGAGTTGGCTATGGGTGAACTGTCGCCAACCTCGTTCGTCTAAAGGGTTGATGTCTTTTAGCGTTTCATAAATTGTTTCCGGCAATCGGTGATAAACCAGCTCTGCCAAGCAGACTTGAGCATACCGGTGGCCTAACGCAACCCCTGTAACACGCGCAAAATGCTGATGAAACTGACCGCCAAATAGCGGAAAATGCTTGCCTGCATCAAGCCTGATAGCCCATTCAAGCAATCGATCGTCTGTCGATCGTGCGTCAGTTACGCCAAATGCTTCTTGGTAGACACGTTCTAATGAATGAACAGCAGATAGGCCGAGCAACTCCAACGCTGCGTGGCCGTATTTGCTGTCGCTAAGCGCTAATTGCTTCCAAACTTCAACCACCATCGGCAAATTGATGGTGTACGCGGTGCTGGCGTGATGGTTTGCCCCTGTGCAGCACACTGGCACAATGATTTGGTCGGCCTGTTTTCCGGGGGTTATTAGATCAAATCCGTTGCTATCACTAGTATTTTGGGCGGCCTGTGCAGCAAGTTGCGCCGTCTTGTTTTGAATAAATGAATTTGAGCGCATTCCCAGAGCGCGTCCTGTTGATTTGATTGACTGACGAAACTCGCCGTTTTCAAGCATGTAGCCGTCAAGAGTGACCGGCCCAAACTGGATTGATTTTGGATAGGCAATGACTGGCGTTTGATCACCAGCTAAATCTTTGAGTGCTCCCATCAGTGGATGGCATACAACGCTTTAACGTTTACAGCAGTGCTTGATTTTGTCAAGCTTTTTTCTTGCTCTTGGGCTTTTTCTTTTGTTTTTTGGGTCTACTGCTGACTTTTGCGACAGTCTCCAAGTAGCCAGGAGGTTCAGAAATGCCGCCTTGTTTCAGAATCGTTGCCCAGTCCATTGACTCGCTTCCCTTTGGTTATGGTGGCTTCGTATCCTTTGCAACGGATGCGACAGAGTCTCTTGCGGCGGATCAGGAGTGAGGAATGCAGGCGCGTGAGCCGGTTCTAATCCGCATTCTTTAGAAGTCGAAAGCTGCATATTTTGCTTGGTGCAGTCCATACGCCTCCTCCCATGCGTTGATGCAGTCATCAGGATCTTCTTTGATGACTTTGACCTTGCCAGGGCCTGAAACGACTGTGACGCATTGAGTAACCGTTATGTGTCCAAAGTGCTGGCCAAGCATTTTCACGTATGCGCCGCATTGCCCTGTCGCTGGTTTCCTGCCTGAAACAGCCTTGGCACTGCTTACGGTTTTGAGGTCACCCAAAATCGTCAGTCCATTTTTTTGTTTAATTAAAAAATCAAAACTTCCGGCAACGCTGTTATATCGATCAACAACGCGGTATTCACTGGCAAGCGTTTCAATCCCTTGGAAAAGCTCATCACTTAGTAACGCATCAATCCAGGGACTCCACCTGTCGTCATGCGTGTCTGCTTCTCCTTTTAAGTAACGATCCAGACTGCGGTGAATTATTTCGCCTCTTACAAGCCAGCCGTCTTCGCCATGCTTGGTTTCTTCAATTCTTTTCTTAGCAAAGGCATTTAACTCGCCTTGCATAACGTCTGACACATTGTCCAAAATCCAGTTATTGCGCCACCGGTAGCGGTGCTGATCTTCAAAGAAATCCAGTTCTGGTATTGGTTCGAGCAAGAGGGGGTTGCAGTTCCGGCACAGTATGGGCACAATCTGCAGGCAAAGCAAGCCCAGAACGTGCCAGAACTAGAACAGATCACGAACACTCGCGTGTTTATAGATCCAAGGGTGATAGCTGAAATTGACCGTAAAAAACCAATTGGTGTCACTCGCACAGGCTGGGTAAACCTATTGCTTCAAAAAGCCATAGCCTCAGAACCCGAGCCCCTTGCGCGTGACTAACCCTGACAGCGAGGAACGATCATTTGATCTGCTGCAGTGGATTCCATACTGTCTTCCTGCTGAATATGACGACGATTTAGCGTTGGTCAGCTATTACAGCAAAACGCAGT